AAAGCATGGGAGTATTGTGTTCAACATCATACCCTTAATACTTTTTTTTGGAATGTGTGTTAAAATAACATAAGATATCAATTATGCCATTTGAAAAAGGAAATAAGTTAGGAAAGGGTAGACCAGCCGGAAAACTCAATCGTTCTACGGAACAAGCTAAACTCACGCTTGCAAGATTGGCTAACAAAGGGTTGGATAATATTACCGAAGATATTGATAAGATTAGAGAAACTAATCCTGTCAAAGCAGCAGAGATATACATTAAACTTTTAGAGTATGTGTTACCAAAGCTAAAATCCGTAGATATGACAGTAGATGCGGAAGTAACCCAAAGGGTTGAAAAGATAACAGTTGAAATAAAACAATCACATAATGGAAACAACAACGAAAACACCAAAGAATAAAGTAGGATTGGTATTTGGACATAAGGTAGAGGATATGAAAGAATCTATCTCCAAAATGGAATCATTAGGATTTGAACCAGTAGTAGTTACTTGGTTGAGATACGATAAGGAATTCCCTAATCACAAAACTTACTCACAAGCAACTCCACCAAACCAAGGTATGGATTGTATTAACCTATTCTTATTATCAAAGGAATTAGCATTTGAGAAATTAGGTAAAAGAGAAATTGGAGCAGTAGCAAATCATCACACTACTCCAACTCTATGGAATTGGGATTTATCTCTTTCAGATTGGAAGAAGTTATTCGATTTCGGACCTGTGAAAAGAAATGTAAGTGAGGTAGTAGAAGAAAGATATAATACATTATTTCCAAAGGTAGAAGATGGAGTTGAAGATTCAGACATCTAAAACATTCTTAGACCTACTCAATGAGGATAGGATAGCCATATTGCAAGGGGGAACTCGTTCCGGTAAATCCTATGCGGCTATCCAATTCCTTATTACAAAGGCAATAGAGAACCCTGGGATACTTATCTCTATTGTTAGGAAGTCATTCCCATCTCTGAGAATATCTGCTCTTAGAGATTTCCGTAACATCTTACAAGGTTGGGGATTGTGGAATGATTCCAATTGGTATGCATCGGAAAACTCCTATACATTCGATAATGGTTCATCAGTTGAATTTCTTTCAGTTCAAGATTCGGAAAGAAGGAAAGGAACAAAGAGAGAATACCTTTTTGTTGACGAAGCAAATGAATTGAATTATGAGGATTACTTCCAGCTATCTATCAGAACAACTGAAAAGATTGTATTAGCATACAACCCATCATTCCCAACAAACCATTGGATATACAAACAAGTTCTAACACACCCTGAAGCAAATAGATACATTACAACCTATAAAGATAATCCATTCTTAGATGATAGGTTGGTAACTGAGATTGAAAGATTAGCAGATACCTCACCATCATACTGGAAAATTTATGGATTGGGGCTAGAAGGTGTAGTAGAAGGGTTAATCTTTGATAATGTAGAAGTTGTAGATTCAATACCAGAAGAATCAGAACTAATGGGATATGGAATTGATTTTGGTTACTCGAATGACCCAACTGCTTTAATAGCACTATGGAAAACGAATGAGGGTATCCTATTTGATGAGATTTGCTATGAGAGAGGATTACTATCCAATCAGATTGGAAACTTCATTAGAGCCGCTTATAATGAGTTTGGAAAGAAGGAAGTAATTGCAGATTCATCAGACCCAAGATTGATTGAAGAGATATTCCGTATGGGAATCAATATCAAACCAGCAATCAAAGGACCAGATTCTATCCTAAGTGGGATTGATACAATGAAACAACATAAGATTCAATTAACCAAATCATCTCAGAATTTGGTAGATGAGTTTTATTCATACACATATAAGAAGGATAAAAACGAACAACTTCTTAATGAACCAGTGGATACAAACAACCACGCAATCGATGCATGTAGATACATTGCATCATTTAAACTTTCGAACAAACGAAAGAATATGGGAACTTATACAATTTCAATACGATGAAACCAACCGATTTGACAGAAGAACAAATTATGGATTTAGCCAAATGGGCTAGTATCCTTAATGAAGAAAACAAAAACCTAAAAGGATATATCGTTCAGTTACAAGCACAACTACAAAACGCAAGACAGGGTAGAGCATTGGCTGAGCACAAATTAAACAATGTTGATACATTTGTTCATGTAGAAGGTAAATTAGAGTTATGAGTAAAAAGATAGATTTAAAGATAAATGTTCCCTTAAACTGGTCAGCAGTTCCCTTAAAGAAATACCTCTCTCTAATCAAAGATATGGAGGTTTATGCGGATACTTCAGAGGCATTAGATGCTACACTATTTTATCACTTATGTGATTTAGACCCAAAGTATCTTAGTCAATTGAATATATCTATATATACGGATATACGAAACAAGCTATACAAACTAATCAACATTGATGATTCACCACTTCAACGAATTATAAAGATTGATGATACGGAGTATGGGTTCGAACCAAACTTATCTGAGATGGCTTATGGTGCATATGCTGATTTGATGAAATTCAAAGAGGTAAAGATAAATGAAGATTGGGCATCCATAATGTCAATCCTATATAGACCGATTACAAATAAGATGGGATTACTATATGAGATTGAACCATACTCAGGAAAAGATAACAAAGAGTTGTTTATGAATGTGAATATGGATGTTCACTTTGGAGCCATGTTTTTTTTTCTTCATACCTCAATGGACTTGTTGAACGCTACCCAGAATTATTTGAAGAAGGAGTTGCAGAAGAGGGTGCCCAACTACGATACAACTTCAATAAAAAATGGGGTGCTTACTCAGCAATTGCTCAATTGGCACAAGGGGATATCCTCAAATTCGATGAGGTTCTAAGTTTACCTTTGGAGAAAGCACTTTTGTTTTTAGCATTTAAATCTGATGAGGCTAGAGTAGAGGATATGTTACACAAACAAATGATGAAGAAGTATCAAATGTAGTTATCATACAATTGTGAGAATGTTTGTTAAAATAATAAAATGAGATGAAAGTAAAGACCGTTACTCTACCTAAACCAAAGGTAGAACCAACTAAATCACTCTCTTCACCTAAAAAAAGTAGAAGAGGTTGCCTTTGCCCAAAGGGTAATAAGTATTCGGTGAAATGTTGTAATGGTAATATGCAAGCTCAAGGAATTGGTTTAACAACTGGAAACAAATGAGTAGATTAAGACCAGATAAGATGCAAGGAGTTTACCTTGGGGAAACCAGAGGTAGAGCAATTCCTAAAAAAGGAAAGAGGGGATGTTTGTGTGAAGATTCAAACACTTACTCTCGTTCATGTTGTAAAGGGGCATTGATTGGACAAGGGATTGGCCAAACACAAGCACCAACAAGACAGAGAGGAGCATTCTCTGCAGGATTCTCAGACGGATTTGATATATAAAGAACATAACAAATGAGTGAATTAAGTAAATCACAATTATCAGCGGAAAATCAAAGTAATTTTCCAAATAACAATACTGGATTTATCACACCTGATAAACTAAGAGGGTTTAATCAGGATATCATTGATTCTACAGTAAACCAAACTATATACACAACTGATTCAGCATCATTTGCTGCAGAGGATAGTAATCTCCAAGGACAAATCAACTCATTGGTATTGAGTGGTAGTGGTGTTCAAGTTGAAGAGGATGGAACTCCTCAAGGAACTGCTACAACTCTTAACTTCAATGGTGGTATTGAAGCATTTGTAGCTGCTGGTAAAGCTGATATATCCGTTAAGGTAGGTAACTATGTTACTACCGCATCGTTTAACTCTTACACATCATCTAATGATGCAGTAGTGGATAGTTTGGTTAACGCTACTGGTTCTTATGTTCTTACATCATCTTATAACGAATTCTCATCTTCAGTTGCAACTCAGTTAGATTCAGTAAGTGGAATTACTGCTTCATTTGATGCATACACTGGTTCGAACGATGCAAGAGTTCAATCGTTGGAAAACGAAACAGGTTCTTTACAATCTCAAATTGATGCATTAAGTGATAACACATCCTCATATGTTACTACCTCATCTTTCAATGCATACACACAATCTAATGATGATAGAGTAGATTCATTAGAAGCTGAGACAGGTTCACTACAATCTCAAATAAACGATTTAACGGATGTTACTGGTTCATATGCTACTACATC